TACAATACTTTGACAGTTGGTGAGAAAGCATTTCAGTTTGCTGATGTATCTATATGGATATCTAACAGGAATGCTATATATGGTCCAGTAAGAGGATGTAATCTATTGGTAGATGCTAAGGGCAGAGTAGATGATGATGCACCAAAGAAAGCATTGACTGATGCTCTAACAAAAGCACTATCACATCTTGGATTCAACGCAGATGTATTCATGGGTATGTTTGATTCAAACAAATATGTGAAACAACTAGAAGAAAAATACAAGGGTAATGTAGATAAATCAAAAGTACAGGAGGTAAATACTAATGATAAATAAAGTAATACTTGTAGGTAGAACTGGTACAGATCCAGAAATCAAAACTATCAAGTCAGGTGAGATGGCTATTATGTCTATCGCTACTACTGAGAAGGTCAGAGATAAAGACACTCAACAAATGACTGATAAAACTACATGGCATAAGGTAGTTACATTTGATCCAAACTTATGTAAGACTATCAAGAACTATGTAAACAAAGGTACTCTATTATATCTAGAAGGTATGATAGATGTATCACAATATACTGATAGTAATGGTAACAAGAAATACAATACATCAATAATGATACCAAGATACTCTGGTGTTATGAAGATGTTAGGTGGTAAACAGGGTAGTAAAGTAGATAATACTATTGAGAATATCAATGGTGATTCACTACCTGATGATGACATCCCAGATATACCATTTTAAAAGTTTTAAAAGTTTCGTGGTAGGGGTATAGCTTCCCCTATCGGCTGACTGAACAACTCTTTATCAGAGGGGTAAAGTACACTTGCGATGAAGTATGGGCAAATGCCTGAGGTAATCAAGGGTGGTTGTGAGTAGACATATATGAAATGTGTATCTGTAGTCGAAAGCTTGTGGGTGATATAACTAATCCCACGCCTTTAGCGAATTGAGTTTCTATAGCGTTATGCGAGTACTGTGTAAAATAGCTATTTCGTTATAGATGACGCTGGTGTTGCGTAGTTATTTGCGGACCTCGGAGTTCTAGATTGTCCTTCCAAGTAATCAAAAACACTTCATATATGATATGGTTGGGGAGTAAGGACGAAGCATAAGGTCATCCTGGAAAACCCATTAAATGATTCCAGGTACATGAATTGACATGTTATAAACAAAGCCATATATATACTACATGGTACTTAAATCTCAACTTGATGAGTTAATAGAAACCTTAACTGATTATAGTACATATCTAAAGCAGTTTGGGTATGACGCAGATACAATCTTTTGTGCTTATGCAGTAGTTGCTATGCATCTTACTGGTGAAAAAAGCACTAAGAATATTGGTAGATCTATTATGAAAAAGGTTAAGAGTATTAATGTTGTTGAGAGTACAAATCATACAGTTCACTAGCATATTCTAAAGCATCAAACTCATAGTAATCCCAGAACTTAAACTCAGGTTTATACTTACCCCATGTTAGTTCTGAATGATGTTCAAAGCATAATGGTACTACAAGATGATTAGATCTTTTGAATTGTACTTGTGATCCTCGTAAGTGATGGACATTCATAGGTGTGTTAGATGTACATCCAGGTACACAACACCCATGTTCAATTATTTTATTAAAATATTTTTTATCTTTAGATGTATATTTGCCCATCCCAAGAACCATCCTTCCTTAATAACATTGGTATTAAGTATGGTACACCATTTATGATGCAACCACAAGATAGTATTGGTTTAGCTACATTGATCTTCATGTATGCCATAGCTAGAGATGTTTTATTTACTAAACAACCCACAGACATACCCCAGTTTAGATGAAAGTCGTTGCCGACATACTCTATATTTGACTGCGTGTGGTAGTGTCCTTGGCATACTGAAGCAGACATAAGTTGTACTGACTTCACAATATTTTTAGATACTTGATGTGCAAAGTATATCCTACCGAGTTGATTGTTTTCCCAATGATACTCTTTCCACTTCCACCGAGATGATACATCTAATATTTCATTATAGTCTTTCAAGAAGAACTTAGACATTCCTTTAGCCATAGCTCTACGCAAGACCATAGATCCATGATTAGATTCTAGTAACAACATATCTGGATACATCTTCTCTAGCTTCTTCATCCAGAACTTACCGACTTCTAGTTCATCAGCTGCCGAAGGCAGATCTGGATTAATAACATGACTTACATTGATACTATGCCAATCCATCTCATCACCGATATTGATTACTTTATCCCATGCATATCTAGTCTTTAGCTTATTTAAGAAAGCAAAGCTGTCAGGATGGTGATATGGTATATGTAGGTCAGAAATGACCAGAATTTTGTCCATATTTCCTGTTTTAAGGACCGTAGGACTATCTTTAAACTTCTTCGTGTATGATCTACTTGTCTTTTTTAAATCTGTCTGCGATTTTTTCACCTGATCTCCCAATGGTATACCCTCCTATGCCAACTAAGATAATATTGAGTAAAGAATTTTGTACAGATTCTGGAATATTAGGTGCAGTAAAACCAAACCAATGAGCTACCATTAATCCAGCAAAGACTAACATCATAATCGGTCTCCAGTTTCTCTGTAAGAATCCACCTTGTGCCTCTGTTTGTATAATCTTAGCAGCACCTTCTAGTTCTGCTAGTTCACCAGATATAATCTTTTCCTGGACTTTAGCTTTGAGCTTCTCAGCTTCACCTTTATTGTCTACTACTTTGTCTATAGTTTTGAATACAGCACCAGCAATAGGTCCTAACATATTAAGCAACATCTATCTCCCTCATAATCAGAGCTAATTCCGAAGCTCTATTCGGTGTTTGACGATACCAAAGAGAATCAATCATCTCATCAGATGCATCTGTATATCGTTCTTCTTTTAATGCTGAAAGCATACCTTTGAATTTAGATACACCACCTTCACCCATTTGGTAAACCATTTCTATAATTACTTCTTTTGCAACAATATCTATATCACAATCACCTAGTATATTGTCAGCACCATCACACGCAGTTTGGAAATCTTGTTCAAATAAATTACTCCAACCTTCTTCGCTAGTTGGAATTTCTTCTCCTTCAATAATTTTATGACCATAGCCACCAGTATCGAAACCTTCACTACACTTATAAACAGTAAGTCTATAACCTTCGTGTTCTTTGATTCTTTGTTTTAGTGCTTCAAATGGCATCTTCTTGTTTTTGTGTACAGAATCCTGTTACAAACAAATCCTTATTATTCTTGATACTGTATCTAAAGTTATCCACATATGCAAGGCATTGTGGGATAGATACAAATGTCTCCTCATATAGAGGTTCTACTACGCAAGTGTTTTCAAGGGGTGATGTTAGTGATTGTACACAAAATACAATGATGAGATAAACTTTCACTTAAACTGTATCATAATGATTGCTAGTAGGTTTGAGAATACTAAAAATCCTACTGACCACATGACCTTCTTAATCATAGATATATCAGTTTCTATATGTCTAAGGTGATTTGTCTTAATGACTTCGATATCCTTTTTTATAATCAGGATATCTTTGTCTAACTTATTGATTTTCTCCGACTGACTTGGCATTTGCTGTATCCATAGTTTCTATCTTTTCAGATAGATTTAGGTTCTTGAACTTATTAAGTTCTGTTGTTAGATGCATATTCATTTCTTCTTCTTCGGTTAGTCTTAATATTTTCTTAGTAAGGTAAGTGATAAATATTTCTTGTTCATCAATTACTTTCTGCAATTTTGTTTGTTGCCTTTTGTTGGCTCTGGCTTCTTTACGCCATTTATTAATTTCTTTTTCTGATTCAGTCATTACTTTACTTTACTCATTGATCTTATAAATTCAACACCTTCTATAGTTTCTATTTGTGCTTCTACTTTAACACATTGTATAGTTGCTGTATCAGATTGCATATTCCGTGTCATAATTCTTTTCTTTTCAAGACAATCTTTTACACCATCAGTAACTGTATGTTCTATCATAGTACCACCAGAGAACAATAGTAATGCTATAATTACTTTAGTTACCATATCCGTTTGCTCTTACTTTATCTTTCAGTTCTTCTATATCTTCTAGTGCTTTCTCTACATCAGTTTGTAGTCGCATAATGTTTACTTTATTATGTGCCATGTTTTCTAAATTTTCAGACATATCTTCTACTTGTTCTGATACAAATTCTAATAACATAAACTGTTCCTGATCTATAGGTATTTGACTTGCATTCTTGACAAGATCAGCTTCAAATAAAGTAGCTCTAGTTTCTATATTATTTAATCTTTCAATAATACCAAAATACGCCCATACTGCTGTTGCAGTAATACCTAATAGACCTAGTAAATTCTTAAGAGGTAAGCCTATTTCTGTCTTTTCAGATAGACTAGGCATTACCTACATACACATTCGCCATTACAATATTCACACATTGTTTACTCCTTTGGATTATCTGCTTTTACTTGTGCAATTCTAGCTTTCCAAGCATCCATATCTTTATAGATCTCATCAAGCTGATCGCCAATATCACCATAAGCTGTTCTTCTTGTAGCTCTGACAACATTGTTAGCTTCTTCAGTATTACCAGCAGTTTCGTATGAAGCAATCTGGTCATCAGTTGGTTGAGCTAAACCTGAAACATTCCAAGTTTTAATATATGCTCCCTTACCATCTGAGTCATCTTGAAGAAGTACATCTGTTGTAAAGTCAACTGTCTTAGAGTTTGCCTGACAATACAAAGATATTTTAGTTGATAGTTGTGCCATTTGTTTTTCCTTTCTTTGTTAAGTTATTAATTTATACCCACCAAACCAAGTTAATTTATCATGGTCTATGGTTTCATCTGAGCCTGTGTTATGTAGCATTTTTATA